GGCCCCTGCGGTCCTTGTGGACCCTGTTGTGGACCCTGAGGCCCCTGCGGTCCTTGTGGACCCTGTTGTGGACCCTGAGGCGGACCCTGCGGTCCTTGTGGACCCTGAGGCGGACCCTGAGGCCCCTGCGGTCCTTGTGGACCCTGTTGTGGACCCTGAGGCCCCTGCGGTCCTTGTGGACCCTGTTGTGGACCCTGAGGCCCCTGCGGCCCTTGTGGACCCTGAGGCGGACCCTGCGGACCCTGAGGCCCTTGTGGACCCTGCCGCCGAGCCGGCTGCTGATCTCGCTGCTGAAGCTGTCGTCGATCCTGCTGCTGAGCCTGTGGCTGACGTTGCTGCAGACCCTGCTGCTGATCCTGCTGCTGAGCCGGCTGCCGATCCTGCTGCTGACCCTGTGGATGATCCTGCTGCTGACCCTGCTGCTGATGCAGTAGATCCCGCCGTCTGATCCGTCTCGACACGTCCCGGGGCCGCTCAGCGCGGCCCTTTCTTGTCACTACCACCTAGCTAGAATCCGGTCGTAGCTAGAACCCAACCGTAATGCGGGCCATTGATCTGCTGACCAGCAGCGTCGACATGAAGATGCGCGAAAAGTGCATCGAGCTGCCCAACGGCAAGAACTTCTCTTTCTGGATGCGCCCCCTCACCCTCGGCGAACGGTCGAAGGCCCAGAGGCAAACCGCCGGTGATGACACCAACGCATTCGCCCTGACCCTCCTGGTCAACAAGGCCTACGACGAAAACGGCGGCCGCATGTTCGCCCCCGGCGACCTCGCCCAGCTCAAGAACGACATTCCTGCCTCGCTGGCCGAGAAGATCTTGGTGCGCATCCTCGAAGATGATGCCGCTGGGGAGGTAGACGAAGCGGACAAGCGCGACATCAAAAGCACTGGAAAAGCAGCTGGAAGCTGACGGATTCCTTGTCCTGCAGTTCATGGTTGCCGAGAAGCTCGGCCTCACCGTCGCCGAGCTCAGAGATCGGATGACGCCAGTGGAGTTGCTGGGCTGGCAGGCGTTCTTCAGCGTTAGGGCCAAGCACGAAGAGGAAGCTCGACAGAGACAGAAGGCGCAGAGGCGTCGTCGATAGACTTCAGGGGGCGATGGTTGCCCCCTTTTTTGTCGCTGGGGTTGGCGTGGCAGAGGCTTACAGCGTTTCTCTAGATCTGCAGGTCGGGCAGCTGTTTCAGCGTCTCGACCAGCTAGAGCGACGGCTGAGCGGCGTTGGCCAGGCTGCTGCCGGCACCCAATCGGTGATGGATCGCTTCCAGCGGTCGGCCACATCCCTCGGGGCCTTGGATGCTGCCGGCGGGCGGATGCAGCGCACCCTCGACTTGATGGCGGGATCGGCGAAGAACACCAACGAGGGGATGCGGCGACTGGAGAGGCAGCTGCAGGCCATCGTCGACAAGACCGATCGCAACAGCCAGGCCTATGCGGTAGCTAGTGCAAACCTCGACCGCTACCGGCAGTCGCTGCGCGGCGCGGAAGCCGAGACCAACCGTTTCGCCAGCGCAGCCGGCGGCCTCCAGAGCGTCATGGCAGCGGTCGGCGCTGCGGCGATCGTCAACAGCTTCAAGCAGGCCGGCGTCGAAGCGGCCATGGCAGAGCGCAAGCTGGGCTTCCTGACCACCGAATACGGGGAGCAGGCCAAAGCGCAGGAGGCGGTGCTGCGCGTCCAGAAGCAACTCGGCATCAGCAACACCGAGGCCAAGCAGGGCATCTCGAACCTCTATGCCGCGCTTCGGCCGACAGGCATCGAGCTGAAGAACATTGAGGGCGCCTTCCTGGGCTACGCCAAGGCGGCCAGGCGCACCGGCCAGAGCAATGCGGAGATCAGCTCCGGGATGCTCCAGCTCAAGCAGGCCCTCGGCTCCGGCGTCCTGCAGGGCGATGAACTGCGCTCCATCCGGGAGAACGCACCGGCGGTCGCTCAGGCCATCGCTGCAGTGATGGGCACCACCGTGGGCGGCCTGAAGAAGCTGGGTGAGCAGGGGGCGATCACCAGCAAGGTCGTGCTGGATGCCCTGAATGGCCTGGCGAATAGCACCATCCCGCCGATCACGGCGGTCGACCGGTTGAATGCAGCCTGGACTGACTTTCAGGCAGAGATTGCGGGCAGCCTGGGGCCGATGACCTCGGGCATCATCGCCTTTGGGGCTTCGATCCTGGAGGGCTTCCAGAAGCTGCCTGGGCCAATCAAGGATCTGATCACTGCCATGGGCGCCTTGGCGCTGGCGGCGATCGGCGTGGCCGGCGCCATCGCGGCTATTGGCGTGGCAGCGCCAGCTGTTACAGCCGGCCTGGCATCCATGGGCGTTGCGGTGGGGGCCAATGCAGGCCTGTTCGGCACGCTGGCGGCGGCGGCCACGGCGGCGTGGGGAGCGATTACTGCGCCGGTCACCCTGGCGGTGCTGGGCATGGCCCTGCTGACGAAAGCGGCCTACGACCTCAATGAGCCCTTCCGCTGGTGGGTGGACAACCTCGGCCCGGCGTTGGGCATGGTCTGGAACGACCTCAGCTATGCCGCCAAGGGATTCGGCGAACTGCTGACTGGCATTGGCACGGACATCAAGACGAACTGGGAGAGCGCGACGGGTTGGTTTGATTCGATCGGCCAGGGCTTCGGTGAAGCCATCTCGAAGGTGAGGCAGGTCTGGGATGCCATCCCGGAGCCGCTGAAGTACCTCCTGGTGCCCGGCTATGCGGCCTACAAGGTGGGAGCGGAGATCGGCAAGGGCGTTGGCGGATACCTCGACAGCGTTCGCAGTCGTGTGGAGGCTGCAGCCGCTGCTCAGGACAAGGTGAAAGAGGCGGTTGAGAAGACCGCGAAAGCAAAGGAGCTCAGCGAGAAGCAGCTCAAGAAGCTGGCCGAGGCTCGTCTGTCCACTGAGCAGAAGCTGGCGGACGCCAGGGTCGACGCTGAGCAGAAGATCGCCGATCTGCGCATTTCCACTGCCGAGAAGGCTCAGGCCTGGGAGCTGGACATCGCCAAGGAGCGGCTTGCCACTGAGCGCCGCATTGCTGATCTGCAGTCCGAAATGGCGCTCGGCCGTCAGCTCAGTGCCATTGATTCATCCATGGCCGGCGATGGCAGCGCCAGCGACAAGGCCAAGGGTGTGCAGAAGCAGATGCTGCAGGCCCAATGGGATCTGGAGCAGAAGATCATCGGTTCCAAGCGCAGCGACGATGACCGGCGCAAGGCCTTCACCGAGAAGCTGGAGGCGTTCAAGCTGGAGACCACCAAGGCGTCAGGCCGGATCCAGCAGGAGTACGGCAAGAAGACCGGCGATATCCTGCAGGGGTATAGCAGGACTGCAGCCAAGATCCTGGAGACCGGCGGCACGAACGCTGGCGCTGCGCTGGAGGAATCAGCCGGGCGGGCAGCGCGGATCATCGAGCAGGCCGGCGCGTCCGCTGGCAGCAGTGGCGGCGGTGTTGGCGCGGGCGGCAATTTCAAGATCGGCGACATCGCCGCCGGTGAGCTCCCGGCCGTTACCCGGGCCCTGCTGAAGACCATCCGCTTCGCCGAGGGCACAGCCGGAGAGAACGGCTACCGGACCATGTTCACCGGCAAGCTGTTCAGCGACATGAGCCGCCACCCGCGCCAGATTCAGCGTGGTGGTGGCCACGCATCAGACGCTGCTGGCGCCTACCAGTTCCTGTCCACCACCTGGAATAACATCGGCGGCGGTGCCATGACCCCAGAGCGGCAAGATCGAGGCGCCGTTGCCCTGGTCAAGGGGCGTGGCGTTGATCCGACCCTGCCTCAGGGCTTCACGAAGCAGGTTGCCGATCGCCTGGCGCCTGAGTGGGCCAGCTTCCCGACAATTCGCACCGGCACGAGCTACTACGGGCAAGGCGGCAAGACCTTTGAGCAGCTCAAGCGGAACTTCGAGCAGAACCTGAAGGTCGAGCTGGCGAGGGATGCTGGCAAGGCCCGGCAGGCGGCCAACCCGACTGCTCCGGGCGGTGTCTTCGCCAACCCGGCAGCAGCGAGCACGCTGACCGGCGCTGGCGGCATCTTCAACAACCCGGCTGCATCCTCACCGCTGAATGCGATGGGGCTGAAGGTGGGCAGCGTCGTCGGCGGCCTGCAGGGCCCGAACACCCGGTCTGGCATTCCGCTTGGCCAGAAGGCGGTGCTGAATGGCCAGCCAGTGGTCTGGAAGGGCGGCCCCGATTGGGAGCTTGACACGATCAGTGCGGCTGCCACCGGCGGCGCAACTGCAGCAGCAGCGGCCAACAACATCGTGCCGACCGCCAAGAAGCTGCCATACCCGGCTGGGTTCAACCCGGGCAGTGTCGGCTCTGTGGATCCAGGTCAGTTCCTCGGCGGGGTGCAAAGCGCACAAGCTGCCCTGGATGCCCTTGCGTCTGAGGAGCAGGAGCTCACGAAGGAGAAGTCGATCGCTGATTGGGTGAAGCGACAGGAGGTGATCCGACAATCCATCACCGGTGAGCTGACCTTGCAACAGGGCCAGACACAACGAGCGTTGGAGGATGACCAAGCGCGGCTGGAGCTGATGCGCAGTGGGATGAACCCGGCCCTGGCCGAGCAGTTCATTCAGATCGACCGGGCTGCTCAGGTGCAGCAGGCCTCACTGCTCGTGCAGGAAAAAGACCTCAAGCGGCAGCTGGAGAAGAAAGACCTGCTGCCGGAGCAGACGAAAGCACTCGAAGACCAGCTGCGCCTGACGCAGGATGCGCTGGCTGCTGAGGGTGGCATCACTCAGGCCATCAAGGATCAGCTCGCAGCACGGCAGGCGCTCAAGGATTCGCCTGGCGCCAAGATCACCGAGAAGGTGGCCCAGATGAGGGCCGAGCTCGCCGATACCGGCGGCATGATCGTGAGCCTGGCTGGCACGATCGAGAGCGAGCTGGGCAGTGCCATGAGCAATGCCATCAGCGGCGTGATCAGCGGCACCACGACAGTGGAGCAGGCGTTCAGCCAGATGTTCAAGAACATCGGCGATGCGTTCATCCAGATGGCGACGCAGATGATTGCCAAGGCGCTGATCATGAAGGTGCTGGGGATCCTGGGCGGCAGCAGCGGCGGACTGTTCAGCGGCAACGCCAGCGTCACCGGTGGCGGGTTCGGCGACTTCAGCTTCGGCGACTTTGCCCAAAGCAGCAGCAGCCTCGACCTGGCCGGCCTTGGTGGCAGCGGCGGCCTGGCTGGGGCCTACGAGGGCGTCAAGTTCGCTGAGGGCGGCTTCGTCACCGGCACCACCAATGCGGTGATCGGCGAAGGCGGCGAAAACGAGTATGTGATCCCCGAGTCGAAGATGAGCGCGGCGATGCAGCGGTACAGCGCCGGCAGCCGTGGCAGTGCTGTGATCCCTGGCAGCGGCGAATCAGGCAGCGCCGGTGAGACTGGCGGCGTCAGCACGATCGACGTGAGCTACCGGGTCACTGAGGTCAACTCCGTCCGCTACGTGGACGAGGCGACCTTCCAGGCCGGGATGCGCCAGGCCGCTGAGCAGGGTGCCGCCGCCGGCCACCGCCGGGTGTTCGGCGATCTGCGCAATTCGAGGTCGCAGCGCAGTCGAGTTGGGATCCGCTGATGACCGCGATCTGCCTCACCGTCTTCCTGCGAATCACGGATGCCAATGGCACTTTGCAGGGCCTCTATCAGAACGGCAAGGTGGGTCAGGCGATCCGCCTGGAGGGCCAGGACTTCCTGTTCCTGCCTTTCCTCTATGCCGGCGCCACGAAGAACCGCACCGGCGACAACCTGGAAGCCAGCCTGGTGTTGGCCAGCAACAAGCTGGCCATGAACATCACCACGCAGGCCGTCGAAAGGAAGTGGAACGTGGAGGTGGTCAGCTGTTCGATGCACCCTGAGACGTGGGAGGTGGGCCGGGTGCTGAGCCGCGAATACTGGGTGGCGGCGTCGCAGTCCTACGACCCGGTGCAGGTTGAGGTGCTGCTGAGCAGCGGCATTGATGCGGTGGGGGCATCAGCGCCTACCAGAGCGCTCACCAGCCGCATCGTCGGCAGCCTGCCCAGCAGCGGGGCCATCAGCAACCTGTGATCGAACCGCACCGGCTGATCGGCATGTCCTTCAGGCTCGGCGGTGATCCTGAGCGGCATGGCGCCACTGATTGCCTGGGCCTGGCCAGGGCCGTCCTGGCCTATCAAGGCATCGCTACCCCACCACCACAACGCAACTGGTATCGACGCCTGAGACGTGGCGACACCAGCGTGTTCAGCGAGGAATTGCAGCGGTGGGGCGTGAAGGTGGCCGAACCTAGACTGGGTGGAACGGTTGCTCTATGCCGCTCAGATTTCGGTCTCGGGCTGGCGGTGTTCTTTCTGGATGGATGGCTGTGCTTCCGGCAAACGACAGTGCAGTGGTCCCCGCCCGGCGCTCTGGTGATTGTCGATCTCTACTCCCATTCGAGGTCGAGCTGTGCGACGAGCTTGACCTCACCGCAGAGGAATACTTCTACTTCCAGCAGCTGAGCGACGCCTACAACGGCAAGCGGCCGGCTGAATACGACCTGGCCGGCGTTCCTGACGTTCGCAACGAGCCGGTCAGCATCATCGTCAGCCTGGTCATTGGCATCGCCCTGTCGGCGATCAGTGCCTTGCTGGCGCCCAAGCCGGCCAAGCCCAAGACCCCGCCGCAGCTGCGCACGACCGATCAGACCAGCGCCAAACGCTTTCTCCAGAGCGAGGGGTTCAGCAGTGTCCAAGATGTGGCGGTGCTGGGGGAGACCATTCCGGTGGTCTTCGCCAACCGCAGGGGCGAGCTGGGCGGCGTTCGCGTGAACGCCATGCTGCTCTGGTCACAGCTGCTCAGCCGTGGCACCGGCCAGCAGCTCAAGGCGGCCATGCTGCTGTCGCTGGGCCAGCTGGCTGAGCAGCCTGACTTCAACGGCTACGCCATCGGCGATCAGACCCTGAAGAACTACACCGAGTCGAAGCTCGGCTTGTACTACCGGCCGAACGGCGGCCGGCTGACTGAGGCCGATCGCTACGCGCAAGGTTCGATTGATGCTGACCCGTCGCCAGACGACATCCTGCGAGTGTTCGCCAATGCCAGCGGCGGATGGCAGCCATGGTTCAGCGCCACCCGGACACCCTCGACGCAGACGCAGTTCGGGGCCTACCGGCCCATGCCCAACGGCAGCATCTACCGGGTCAACTACGAGCTGGTCTTGACCGCCCGAGAGGCCGAGGGCCGGCAGCGGAACGCTGACAGCAACAAGCGGGCCAAGATCGCCCGCAACTTCCCGACCTTCGCCGGCTTCTTTCAGAGCGACGCTGGCGGCGCCTGGCTGCAGCCGGGGCAGAACTGCAACTACGTCCTGGTCGAGAACGAGGAAGACAAGAACGCCTACGACCCGTGGGGCCTCGACGACGTGAACTCAGCCACTGAGGATGCCCGGACTGCCGCCGATGAACAGCTGCAGGTCGGCGACACCTACCTCTGTGGCGGCGCCCTGGCCGTGATGACCTGGCAGGAGTTTCCCGAGCCGTGGGCGCTCGGCCGGCGCAAGCACTTCAGGTTCCGCTGCCTGGAGACCGGGCCTCTCGTCGTCACCAACCCATGGGGCATTGAGGGCCAGCCTTACGGCTTCGTGCTGCAGCGGGTGGCACTGGCGACCATCGCCAACACCCGCGACTGCGACATGACCGAGCTGGGCATCAAGTCCACGGTTTGGCGGCAGATCAGCGGGTTCCCCAACGTCAACAGCGAGCCTGACGACGCGACCATCAACGCCTACCAGAACGACAACGGCAGCATCACGCTCGGCAATCTGAATCGCTACAACCGCCGGATGAGCTTCTTCCGGCTGGAGTGGCGCAAGCTGGGCGACACCGGCGACTGGCGTGACCTGAGCGGCGGGTGCCTGTTCTATGTCGAGGGGCGGACCCCCACGGCCCAGTACAACTTCATCCGCATCGAACATGCCAGGGGGCAGTATGAGTTTCGCCTCAAGCCCTATCCCGGCGCCTGGGTTTATGCCTCCTGGCAGGGCCGGGACGTGTTCGAGCTGGCGCCGATCGGCCTCCACCAGTATTGGCAGGATGGCCTGTCGGTGTCGTTCTCCGGGCGCCGGGTGAACCTGGGCGGGGTGGTACTGACCAACCCCGACTGGTATCGCAAGGGTGAGCAGGGGACGTGGGGCACGCGAACGGTGTTCCGCTGGAGATTGAGCAGCGCCGCCTTCCAGATCAGCGGAAGCCGCACCTACAGCTTCGACCACCCTCAAAACGGATCGCAGACCATCGTCAACAATCGCGTTGTTCAGCTGGGCGTCGAGACGGACATTCCCGGCAACGGGAACAGGCAGAGGTATCAGCGCGGTCCCTTCCAGCAGATGACGTGGTTCGCGGGCATCGACAACGTGCCTGTCTATTCGGTCGAAACCTGGGTTGGTGAAGAGGTTGAGGAGCGGTATCACATTCCAGGCGAGAGCCTCAACCCCTTCGACGTGATCGCCGACTACAAGTTCTACGACGCCGAGAACAGCAGTCACTTCGACGGCCCTGAGCATGAGGTGGTCTATGTCAACGAACAGGTGCGCCAGGAGCCTGTTCAGTACGACGGCCTCAGCTATGTCGGCCTGCGGCTGAACTCCACCAAGGAGTGGTCGAGTTTCCAGCAGCTCAGCGCCTACGTGAAGCGTGGCGTGGTCATTGAGCGGCTGATCGACGACAACGGCAACCCGGTGGCCGAGGGTGCCATGTCGGCCGCCAGCAACAACCTCGCTGAGATCGCCTACACCCTGTTGGTGGACAAGCGCATTGGCGCCGGCTCCGCGATCGGCCGGCAGGCGGTCAGCCGTGAGCGGATGCAGCTGGCGGCCCGTTGGTGCCACGCCAATGGCTTCACCTGGGATGGCGTCATTTCTGAGTCGCTCAACCTGCGCCAGTGGATCTACGAGCAGGCCAGCTATTGCCTGCTGGATTTCACCATCCTGGGCGGGCAGTTCAGCCTGGTGCCCAGCTTCCCCTACGACAGCGCCTTCCGCATGGACCGGGCGGCGAAGCCCGCCATCAGCGCCCTGTTCACCGATGGCAACATCCGAAACCTCAAGGTCACATGGCTCAGCCCTGAGGAACGCCAGCTGTTCAAGGGGGTGGCCAAATGGCGGCAGGAGACGGACAACGGCTTCTCCCGCAACCGGGCCCTCTCGATTCGACTAAGCGACGGTCAGGGCGGCAGCGATCGTGACCCGGAGGAAGACTTCGACCTCAGCCTGTTCTGCACCACGGCCGAGCAGGCCCGCACGTTCCTGCGCGTTGCGCTGAAGCTGCGGCAGAAGGTGACGCACGGCCTGAGCTTTGAGACCACGCCGGCGGGAGCAATGGGCTTAGAACCCGGCGCCTACTTCCGCTTCGTCTCAGAGGTGACGCACACCAGCCGATTCAGCAATGGCAGCATCGGCACTGATGGCCGGGTGAACGCCGCTGAGCCCCTGGAAGACGGTGTTCACCAGATCATTTACTGGGTGCCTGGCACCGAGGGGGTGAGGGCTGCTGCGATCACGGTGGCCGGCGGCGAGGTGGCTGATGCAGCGTTCTGGGGAACGGTGTTCACCCTGGCGAACACTGTCACCGCCAACCGGGTCTACAAGGTCGAGACGCTGGCCATGGGCGAGGAAGGCTTCGTCACCGTCTCCGGCAGCTACCAACCGCTGACGGATGAGGGAGGTCTGGCGGTCCTACGATGGGATGACAGCCATTTCGTCGAGGAAGGGGCCTGATGCCGGCAATCGCCTTCCCTGACATCATGCCGACCGGCCGCAGCTACAGCCCCGGCAGCTACCCGAAAAACGAGTTTCGGGCACTGAATGGCGTCACTACTTTTTTGCAGTACGGCAACCGTCGCAGCGAGTCGGATCTGAGCCTGGACTTCGCCAACATCACCGACCAACGCACGGCCGAGATCCTGGGCAACTACGAACAGCAGAGCGTTGGCGACAACTGGGTGACATTCACGGCCCTTGACGGCCTGGCGGGCGCCGGCAGCGAGCTGGCTGCCTACCTGGGGGAAACCATCAGCGGCCTGCGCTGGCGTTACGCAGAGCCCCCAGAGGTGCGCTCCGTTGTGCCCGGTCGCTCCAGCGTCACTGTGAAGATGAAGGGTTATCTGGACGCCGAGGGGGCACTGCCTACGTTGCCCCCAGAAAAGAAATGCGAAACTGACGAGGGGCCTTACGTCTGATGGCGCAGTTCTATTCGGGGAAAGATGGCAAGGTGCTGGTTGACGGCCAGCAGCTAGCCAAGGTCGGTGGGTGGTCGCTCAGTGCTCAGGTGGAAGCACTGGAAACCACAAGCCTGGCCGACGTTGCTCGGGACTTCACCCCTGGTTTGAAGAGCGCCAGCGGCAACATGGCCGTCTTCTATCACGACGACGCGCCGGTGCCGGTGGTCAGCAAGGTGGTCAAGGTGGGCGCGGCCACTGACGCTGACAAGGTGACGATCACGCTGGGGTGGGGAGAAAAGGCTGTGTCGTTTCAGGCGCTGCTGACCTCTGCTGAGCTGGGTTGCCGGGTGGGCGAGGTGATGCAAGCGCAGGTGAGCTTCAGCGTTTGCGGCGACCTCCAGGGGGTGGCGCTTTGACCGTCATCCTTGGAGAGCTGGGCCAGGTGGAGCTGCGCCGCACATCGGGCTCAAGGGTCTACACCAGCGTCGTCAACGCCTCGGATGTGAACGTCACGCGCAATCGCTTCTCGTTCGACTTCCCGGCCGACATGCTGCTCACCGGCGACCTGCTGGAGATCAAGGCCACCGATGGCGGCCCGCTCGACTTCATCGCCCCCAGTGGCTGGTTCGTGCCTCCTGTGCCCATAAGCCCGGATCGCGTCAGGGACGTTCCAGCTCCTGGCGGCTACCCGGATGGCAAGTGGTTCATCCATGCCGATGGCGCCGGTGGCATCAACCTCTACCAGCGGTTCGACGATGCAGTGAGTGGCGAGGTAGCCGGTCGCGTTGACCTGCAGCTCCCCAGCCGGGACATCCCCATTTCAGTCCAGGTGGTGGACAACATTGACCGGATCGTGGGTGAAGTGACCAGCTTCACGCTGAACACCAGCCGCGAAGCGGTGGACGTGACCGAGCTGGGCGACGAGTTCCGGCAGCAGTACAGCGCCTTGATCAGCGGCTCGGGCCAGATCAACTGCTTCTTCGACTATGAGCGTCGGCGGTGCGACGAGACCAGTGGCGTCTCCAGCAACGTGATTGAAATGCCGGTCTACCTTCACCAGCTGCTGCTGCGGACGCAGCTGGGCAGTGAGTTCTGGGCCAAGCTCACGCTGGCCGGCCGGGGCCAGAAGCCGATGGGCTACAGGGAAGACTTCGACGATGAGGTGTGGACTGAGTTTGAGGCGATCGTCACGAACGTGGGGATTGCGTTTGAGGCAACGCAGCCGGTGCGATCGACGATCGACTTCGTGACGACCGGGCAGATCAGGCTTCGCACCCGGATGGTCACGAATTACCTCGTGCAGGAGCAGGATGGCGTGTCGCGCCTCCGGCTGGAAGAGAGACAGAGTGATGGCTTCATCACGCTGGAGGAAGAGCAGGAGGAATAAGCGGCTCGGCCGCAGAACCTAGACTGCCCCTAGCACAAAGCAGCGTCGGGAATCGTGGCGGATCTCAGAATCTCAGAGTTGCCGCCGCTCCAGAAGGCGGACCTGCAGGGCCTTGACCTTCTGGCCCTGGCCGATCTGTCCGCTTCTGAAACGAAGCAGCTGGACAGCAAGGGCTTTCTGGAAGCCGGGCTGCAGTTCATTGACGACGCCACCATTCAAGGCGTCAAGCTGGTCCCGGATTCGGTGACAGCCAGGGAGATCGCTCCCGATGCCATCACCGCCAGCGAGCTAGCTGATGGTGCGGTGGACACCGCAGCTGTTCAGGATCAGGCGATCACCGACAGCAAGATCGCCCCTGGCGTGGATGGCGCCAAGCTGATCAACGACACGGTGACGGGCGACAAGATCGACCCTGGATCGCTTGGCCGAGGGCTCAACAGGCAGGCGGGCGTCATCGGTCATGCCAACGCCATCGCCGCCAGCAGCCGCAGCGGGATCTCGTTCGACGATCAGGGCCACATCATTGCCCACCGGGCGCTGATCGGCAGCGACCTGCCGCCAGCCACTGACGTTGACCTGGGCGGCGTGTCCATCCCACCCGGCAGCGGCCTGGAGGTGAGCGCCACCGGCGCCCTGGGCCATAGCAATCGGGTCGCCGCTACCACGATCAGTGGCATCAGCTACGACGAGCACGGGCACGTTGTCGCATCGGCGCGGTTGGTGGGCACCGACCTGCCGAACGCGACGGACACCACGATCGGCGGCGTGCAAGTGCCGTCGCTGCCGCTTCAGGTGGTCAATGGCGTGCTGAGCCACGTCTCAAGCCCTGTCGGCATTGGCACCTTCACGAAGGTCTCAACAGACGAGACGGGGCATGTGATTGCCGGCGGCGACCTTGCACCGACTGACATCCCCTTCCTTGATGCCAGCGTGATCACCAGCGGGACGTTCGACTCGTCGCGCATTGGCTACAACAGCATCACGGCTTACCAGCTGGCCGACTACGGCATTGCTCAGGTCAACCAGCAGCGACCGAAGCCTGAGTTTGCGGGGCAGTGGTGGGTCAACCCGATCGACCGCTCGGCCTACATCTGGATCGGCACCGTTGACGGCCCTGGCACGGTCGAGAACGGCTACTGGATGAACCTGGGCTACGGCACAGCGGTGGAGCAGAACGCTCGCTTCGGCGGCACCTATGACGCCACCACCAACCGTGTCGAGTCGATCAGCACTTACGGCAACCTGGCCGGCGTGGTTGCGGGCAATGCGCTGCCGGATCCGGCTCAGATCAACGCCGGCCTCTACCTGATCGTCACGCAGCCGGGTGCGGGTGTGACGCCTGCGCCGAATGAGGCCCTGGCGGTTGGCGACTGGATCTTCTCGCTGGGGACCGGCACCAACTGGATCAAGATTGGCGTGATCAGCGGCGCTGGCGGCGCGGTCAACGACGAAGACGTGCTGGTTGTCGGAGGGGACTTCTCTGTTCCCATGCCGAACGTCGCCAATCAGGAGGAAGCCAATGAGCTGATGTGGAGCTACTGCCAACCGGCCAGTGGGGTTCAGCGCGGCACTGTGATGCCCAGCACAGAGGTGCTGGTAGATGCGAACGGGGTGATGACCGTGGGCGACCTCGACGAAGGCGTCTTCTGAGGGGGCTAACCCATGGCCAGAGTTGCCTTTGAGGGGTTCGATCCGAACAGCGGGGGGTATTACAACGCCCTCGTCGTCGCGGCGAAACCTGGCCTGCTGCCGCCTGGCGGTGCCCCCGGCCAGATCCTGGTCAAGACAGGCCGGGCGGATTACGACGCTGTGTGGGCCACGGCTTACGTGGATGGCGAGGGCGGCGGTGGCACCGGCCCTGGCCCCGGCGGTGACATCGTGCTCGATTCCATCGCTCCGATCCGGGTAAGCGGTGGCGGCAGCGCCTGGACTATCAGCATCGACACGGCGACTCAATCGCGGCCCGGCAGCATGTCGGCTGCGGACAAGCGCCGGCTCGACAATCTGCCGACCTGGAGAGGTGCAACCCCGCCTGCTCAGGCCCTGATCGGCGATCTGTGGTGGAACACCACTGATGGCACGGGCTACATCCTCTACAACGATGGCAGCTCAACGCAGTGGGTTCCCTTCAGCCCGCAGGGTGGTGGCGCGGGCAGCAAGGAGGTCTACAGCGGCCCGGTGCCGCCGGTTGGGGTGGTCCCGGAAACCATTTGGTGGAACAGCACCGATGGTGCCGGCTACATCCTGTTCGACGATGGCAGCAGCCAGCAATGGGTGCCGCTGACCCCGCAGGGTGGCAGCACTGGGCGAGGCATCTACTTTGGCCCCCAGCCACCGCCTGACCCGCTCGCATGGGCTGGTTGGTTTGACACCACCATCGGCAACACTTTCCTCTGGTATGACGACGGAAGCAGTGCTCAATGGGTGCCAGCTGCGCCTCAGGGCGGCGGCCAGAATGACATTGACGAAGGTTTCTACGGGCTTGATTGATGGCGCTGGACTTCCCTGACAACCCGGCGCCGGGCGAGACCTACACCGATGGCGTGACCACCTGGACGTGGAACCCGCCGCGATGGACGGCAGTCAGCAGCGTTCAGGGCCCGCCCGGCCCGCCAGGAGTATGCGACTGCGAAACCGATGAAGGGGTCTACCTGCCGCCGGTCTAGCTAGAGCTTCGCTGAGCCTAGTTAGGCTTGGGGTGAACGCTCAGCTCGACCAATCATGGCTGCTTCTCAGTGGCAGAACCTTCGGAATCCAGCTGCCAATACGCGGCCCGATCCGGCGGCGCTGCTTGATGGCTCCATCGCCATCAACACCGCTGCCGAATCACCGGCCGTCTTCTTCAAGGCTGCTGACGGCAGTCTTTCGATGGCCGGCACTGCTTACGTGGGTGCCACTGCTCCGAACGCAACGCCTGGCGGCTTCGCGGGCAACGC